GAAGCGGCTAAAGATGCTGCTGAATTAGCGGCCAAAGAAACTGAAAAAGATGTTGCCAAAGCTACCGGAAAAGAATTAGAAAAAGACGTTACTAAATCTGTTACAACTGAAGCGAGCAAAGATGTAGCTAAAGCAACCGCAACCGAAACAGGCAAAGATGTAGCTAAAGCAACCGCAACAACAGTTACAGAAACTGCTGGCAAAACAGCAGTTAAAGAAGTTTCCGAATCTGCCATTAAACAAGCAGCTAAAGAAGCTGTAGCAAAAACAGTAGTGAAATCTGGAGCAGAATCGATACCACTTTATGGAGCAGGTATTGGTGCTCTTTTTGCTGTTCCTAGATTAATACAAGGTGACTTTTTTGGTGCTGGTTTAGAAGTTGCATCCGGTGTAGGTGGTGTTGGAACATCTATTGCTGGCGGAGTCGCTTTAGCGGTTAGAGATGTTTATAATCATGTGTATAAAGATGATTCTGGCAAACTCGCTAATCTAGAATCGGATATGATAAAAAACCCTGAACAAACAATGACTAGAGTGAGTAAAATTCAGGATCTTGTTGTGGCAGCCGGAAAAGAAGCTTATGAAATATACGAGAAAGATAAAAAAGAAAGGTTACAAAAAGCAATCATAGAAAATAAACCGGTTGTAACCGAAAGTGCTGGTGGAGCAGCTTTTTTACACCGTGGTTCAGGTCTCAAAAGGTCGTCTGATAATACAGAAACTCCTTCAGCAACACCGGTACCATCAAGTGGATCCGCAAGTACATCAGCAGAGAGTATGAAAAATTATGTTAGTCGTGGATCAACTACTACACCTGCTACTTCAGCTTCATCAGCACCATCTCCATCGCCTGTTGGCCAAAAAGTACAAGAGGTTATAAATCAAAATAATAATTTACAGATGGAAAGTCAAAAGCCAAAAGTGATTAATATTGATAACTCAAAGAATGTTAGTATGTATGGTGGTAATTCAGGTGGTGGTTTGGTTTCTGATAGTACAGTCTCTGTTAGAAATGAAGATACGACATTACAAAAAACACAAAGACAGAACCTAAGGCCGGTATAAAAAACCCCGCACTAGGCGGGGTGTAAAGTTCAAAACATCATAACAAATTCAGGAGATTTATTCCTCTGCTAACTTAGCAAAGTAGGCTAAATCGTCATCATCTTCAGAAATCAATTCTTCATCAACAACTTTCTTAGGTTGTGCCTTAGCTTGTTCAACTGTTGTTTTGGCAACAGGTGCTTCACCAAGTACCTTATCTAAGCGTGCTTTCAAATCATCATAAGACTTAAACTCTTTGGCATCCAACAAAGGTTTAAGTGGGTGTTCAGACTTCCAAATCTTTTCCAATTCAGTATCATCATCAAGCAATGGTGCTGGTGATGCAAATTCTGAACTGTCATAGTTTTGATAGCCAGCAACTTTACGAATACGAAGCTTGAAGTCTGCACCTTTCCACAAATCAAATGGATTGATTGGTGTTTCATCCTCAAATGCGGGGTTCATTGCTTCGGTAATCTTATCAAAGATTTTCTTACCAAACTTGAACAAAAAGACTTTGCCTTCATTCTCTGGATGTTTAGGATCAGATACAATATACACATTGGCTGTGTAACTTAGTTTACGTTTCTGTGCTCGAGCCACATTCTTATTGGCTTCGATGCCTGTAGTCCACAATTTGTTGTTGTGTTCACAAACAGGACATTGTTGATTATTGGTTGTCAAACAATTATCAATGAGCCAACCACCAGGTCCCTGAAATCCATGAGAGAAAACTTTAACCCATGGCAATCCATCTTCACCATCAGCAGGAGATGCTGGGAGAAAACGAATTACAGCAGAGCCGTTGCCGACTTTATCTACTTCTGGTTTCCAGTAATTTTCTTTGTTGTTGGAGGCCTCTGGTGAAGCGTTGAGTGCTTCGATGGCTTTAGTGAGTTTGGTCAGATTGCCTGAGCCAGTTTTCAATTTGGAGAAATCCATAATATTACCTTTCTAGTATAACGGAGTATGAACGGAGTATTGTCACGAAATATCATTATATGATATATTTAGGCGCCTGTCAAGCATTTAGACTGGCAATTTTGAAGTTTTCTTTAAGAGGTTAACGCTCTCAGCTTCTTCACGGATTTTAGCCTTTAGAACCGAGGTTAACAGAGTTGAAGCAACTTCAACCTCCATACCAGTAGTTTCACAATGGTATAGGATTGAGTCCATGTAATTAAGGTTCATCTCATAAGAGACATTCTCAATCAATAGACTGAATTCGGTTATTTCGGTTTTAGTAGGCATATTCATTCATGTAGTATAATATAAAAGTTATCAAAAGTCAAGTCAATTTTTGGTATAAAATATATGATTACCAATCTGTGTTACTTTTCTCATGTGCCAGTCTGGTGAAACCGAGGTGGCATGGAAGTACATGGCTTTAGTCTTAGCTAAGAGCTCATGTATATTAGTTTGGGTCATTGATTTCTTGGCGACCATCAATGATTCTTCCCAAACATATTGATTCAATTGACCCGTGGGATGTTCTCCTACCCATGAGAATTGATATGTGTTATTCACTTTTTGATATACAACTTCACATACAGTACTAGGAAACAAACGAGAATTAACTCTATTGTTGACCACCTGTGCTACGGCTAGTTTACCTTCATAAGGTTCTTTGCCAGCTTCATAATAAATGTTTTTGGCCATGCACAATAATTGTTTATTGAATTCTTGACCTATTTCGTAGATTGGATTATTAGTTAGTGGATTTGCCAGTAAAGGCAGAAAACTTAATATTAAAGATAATATAAGTGTTCTTACTAATAGGAACTTCATCAGTTCTCCTATGTTGTTGAACAAGAGATAGGTTTTTGTGGAACCTATCAGAAACCCACTCTATTAGAAAGAGATTTTGATGCCAGCGGTAACGCTATTGCCTGTGTAGGTGTCAATACGTTTTTGTGTTTGCTGATAACGATAATCAGCAGTCAATGCAACATTCTTGGCAACAGGAACTGTTAGACCAAGACCTGCAACACCAGCATAACCTGATTTGACGCCTTCATCTTTGATGTAAGCACCACCAGCTTTAGCAGTCAATGTGTTACCTTTAAAAGAATAAAGGTCATAACCACCGAGTAATTCATAACGAACTTCTTTCAAGCCAACGTGTTTAACACTCTCAACTTCACCTGATACACTATACTTGCCAAATTGTTGGCCAATAGAAATGCCATAATCGTTACTGTGTGGTGTAGCATAATCACGACCAGCAGTAATGCCTACGTCTGTAGCTTGAGCAACACCAAATGTAGCGAGCAATGCTGAAATTAGTAGAAGTTTTTTCATTTGTTTTCCTTTTTTAAATGAAATTAAGCAGCGATAAAATCTATACCAGATGCTGCAAGAACACCAGTAGTTGCTGGCGCAATACCCACCAAACCAATGGTTTGTTGGAAACTAGTCAAATGAGCAGCCGCATTTAATAGAGCCGCTTCAGTTGTTGAACCTGTTGCTAATGCAGAAACATAAGGCAATGCTTGTGTTGGTGTTGGTAAAACACCTAATAGATTGAAATATACATTGTTAACAAATGTTGCATAATCAGGATTTGCAGTAGTAAAAGGTGTTGATGAAACAATAGCTTGAGAAATCATGGCACTTGTTGCACCAAGGTCTTCAAGTTTAATACCAATACCTTCATATGTAGTGTTTACTATGCCACCAAATCCAGCTTTCAATAATGCATACACATCACCAGCATGGCCAGTTAAGTCAAAAGCAGTTGATTTATCGGAGTATGCAATACGATTAGCACTTTCTAGTTTAAAAGAAACTACTGAATCTAATGCGGATGTTACAATCAAATTGTTGTTTGTGGTGTCATTCAATACTGAAAAATCAGTACTCTTGCCATTTAATGTATATGATGTTGAACCAGTCACATCGATAATTGTGTATACTGTGCCGTTACCAATTTGGCCAGAACCTACTGATCCAAAAGATGTAATTTTACCACCAGTACCTACTGTTGCTACTGTTACGATATCAGGATTAATAACTGTACCACCCAAAGATGTACCAGGAATTACAATCGTATCACCAACAGCATAACCAGTACCCAAGTAACTAGGATCAATTACGGTTGTATAAACACCATTGGTCTTAGTCACATTAAATTTAGCACCTGTTCCTGCACCTAATGTAGTACCTGTAACATCGGTATATGTTGTATTAATTGGCACTTGACCAATCGTTACTGTCGTTATCATTAAAACTCCTTGTTATTAAAATTGTGATGGGTATTCTGTTACGAGGAACCCATCGAACCCTAGTCAGCGTTTAGGCTGCCAATGCGAAACGTGAGTCGTTTGCGGTTACTTTTGTTTACTTTTTACAACTATCTGTGTTGGGTTGTCCATGCCTCTACTTGTTACCCTGTCGAAACTATGCAGCCCCATCATAAAAATACATTATACTCTTATGGTGGAGCTGGGGGGATTTGCACCCCCGTCCAGAATACTTTTTGATTTACTTCATACAACCATAATTAGCGCACCGATTCGGTGTGCTTATGCTTGATAGATTTCTTTAGAATCTTAAACCATAACTTTTTCACCTTGTCGAGTCTGTGTTCAAACTCAGCACGGTTTAATTTCATTATTAGTTTCTTAATCTTCATTATAACCTACCCTTTTTAGTTTGTCAACTAATATTTAGTCATCGGACGCATTTGCACCACATTTGGCACGTTTGGCAGCAGTCAACTTACCAAAATCCACAGGCCATTCTTGACCAGGTTGTAGTTCCTTGGCGTTGGCAGGGAATCCGTATGTGACACCTGCATCTTGTTGAATCTGTGCAACGGTCTTACGGAATTTAGTCAAATCGTTACCAAGGTTAGGATAAGGTGCAACGTGTGGGAATTCCCAACCAGCAACTTGACCTGTTACATCATTGATAACAATTTTATAGAAAGCATGTGGTACTACAACACCTTTACCAATTGTCTTGTCGCCTTGTGCATAGATGCCACCAACATAAACTGTATAAGGTTGATTCAATTGTACAGCCCAACCACGTACTGATGTTTCAAGTAGTTTCCAAATACCACGATTCAATGAGCCTGCTTGTGGACTCATGTTGTCCATCAAGAATGATTCATACTCAACTTGTGGATCCCATGACAAATCACCGTCTGGTGCCATGTGTCCTTTATCGTAACCAGTACCAACATAGTCTGTTGGTGCGGCACCGTTAGGAATAAATTGGTCAGCAGCAAATGCGTTTGTGCGAGCAACACAACCTAATGCATTTTGTGGCAATAGTTCATATGTTACATACTTTGGCAATTTAGCGTCTGCATCATAACCAACAAAATAGGCT